ATATATTACCATAATATATTTGTTTTGCAACATATTTATTTATTTAATTTATCAATAGCCCATACAGTGAGTTTTTTACCCTCTGCTTCGGCCTGGGAAAGCCATTTAGTTTTATCTATTTGGGAGCACCGTATGTGTACGTGAGCATTACGCTCGTCAGGGCGGTACTTGGCAGCATTACGCTTACCTGTATTACCGTGAGGCTTACGCTCTAAATATTCGAGGGCGGCTGATATTGCATCTAGCCACTCACTATGAGTAATACCCCATTCGTAGCAGTCCGTGGCTGAAACTAAACTAGACTGTAATGCCTTGAGTTCGGCGGTTGTATTTCGGTCTGTACAGGTTTTAGCAAAAGCCAACACCATGCCGGATAATTCAGTCATCTTAGCCATTTATTGCCCTATGGTAGAATATGCTAAAGTATAGATTATAGTTGAAATATAAAACTGAGATTGGTTGTGAGTAAAAGGAAATTAACAGCAAAACAAGAGTTATTTTGCAGTGAGTACATAATTGATCTAAACGCTTCGCAAGCTGCTATTAGAGCGGGATATAGCCCAAAAGGATCAAACGTTACGGGGTCTAAGCTGTTAGCAACCGCTAACATTAGAAAGAGAATCGGAGAATTACAGCAAGTTAGGCGGGAAAAGTCCGACATTGATGCACAATGGGTGCTAAATCGGCTGTTAGACGAAGCTGACGCTGATATGGGAGACATATTTGATTCAGAGGGTAAAGCTAAAAATATCCATGATTGGCCTTTGATATGGCGTAAGGGGCTCGTGAGCGGGATGGATATAACTATGGATGAGGACGGCAGAATCGATAGTGTAAAGGTCAGGACCAGCGATAGGATAAAACGCCTGGAACTCATCGGCAAGCACATTGATATAAGGGCATTTACGGATCGGCAAGAAATCACTGGCGCCGGTGGCGGTCCTATTGAGATAGATGATAGATCGGACTCAGAGCTTGCTAAGAGGATGGCGTTTATATTGAGATCTGGAAATGACGCTACTTGACGAGTTAATTGATCGAATCGAGGGGATGAGCGAGGCTGATAAGGCAGCGGCCTGGGAGATAGCTGACGAGACGGCCAGCATTAAATGGATACCTAATCCTGGCCCACAAAGCGATGCGTACTTTTCTGATGCTGATGTTCTGCTTTATGGCGGTAGTGGTGGAGGCGGCAAAACAGACCAGATACTAGGCCTAGCATTTAACTGCCATCAGCGATCACTCATCATGCGCAGGCAATACACTGATTTGTCTGCCATGACTGAGCGAGCGATAGAGATAAACGGGACCAGGACTGGTTACTCTGGCTCCTCACCGCCAAGACTCAAAACATCAGACGGTAGACTGATAGAGTTTGGGGCAGCTAAGGACATTGGGGACGAAGCTCACTGGCAAGGACAGCCGCACGATGCTCTATTTATAGATGAAGCTGTGCAGTTTGCAGAGTCGCAGATTAGGTTTCTAATGGGGTGGGTACGGACTACGATCCCAGGGCAGCGCACTAGGGTTGTATTTGCGACTAATCCGCCACTATCTGAGGAGGGGATGTGGATTATCAATATGTTCGCGCCTTGGCTCGATCCAGCGCATCCAAACCCAGCTCGTCCAGGTGAATTGCGATGGTATATCACGGACCATTCGGGGATGGACAAAGAGGTAGATGGTCCTGGTAAGTATGCGGTAGAGGATGACGAGGGTATTGCGGTACTTGATCCAGATGGCGTACAACGCTCAGTACAGGCCATGTCGCGCACATTTATACCGGCGAGCGTCCACGATAATCCATACCTAAAAAATACGGACTATGTAGCGCGTTTGGACGCATTGCCTGAACCGCTTAGGAGCGCCATACGCGATGGTAATTTCATGGATGCTCGACAGGACCATGATCTACAGTTAATCCCGTATGACTGGATCAGTGCGGCACAGGCACGTTGGAGCAGGTCGCCACCTAATGATGCGCCTATGTGCGCCATGGGAATAGACGTAACTGGTGGAGGTTCAGACAAGTTTGTGATCGCGCCAAGATATGATTTTTGGTATGGGGAGTTGATTGTACAGCCAGGGGATAAGTTGCCCTTGGGTACGGATATGGCAGCGTTTATCTTAAAGCATAGACGTGACCAAGCACGGCCTATAATTGATTGTGGCGGCGGGTATGGCAACGCACCTGCTGAGCACCTAGAGATTAATGGCGTGGATGTCACGCGCTATTTAGGCGCTGGCAAGTCTAGCCAGCGAACAAAAAAAGGTGGTCTTGCGTACCACAACAAACGGGCAGAGGCTTACTATAGATTTTACGAGGCATTGGACCCTGACCAGCCGGGAGGATCATCAATATGCCTACCACATGATCCAGAGTTATTATCAGATTTATGCTCTATAAGATTGTATTCTGACGATCTAATGGTGATACGCTTGGAGCCTAAGACCAAGTTGATAAAGCGTTTAGGCCGATCAACAGACAGGGGTGACGCGGTAGTTATGGCTTGGGCAGACGGACCTAAACGCGAAACCCACCATAAAGTATGGCGAGCAATGGCAGCGCCACCAGTGGTCAAGCACGGCCACGCAAATATGAGGATTAAATTACGAAGATGAGCAAGCTGGCAAAGAAAACTAAATCATTTATTGGGCTTGACGAAAAGCGCCCTAAAAAAAAGAGTGTTGTACCGTTAATGCAGGATGACGAAACAATCGCAGACAATGCACGTAGGCGTAATCGCAGGCGTGGTCAATCTACAATATTATCAGACGGGTTAGGTGGATGAGTAAGTTAACAGAAAAAAGCAAAGCCTTGGTTGGTCTTGGGAAAAAGGAACGGCCTAAGCCTAAGCCGGTTGTGCCATTACCGGATCATAAAGAGATCGAGGAGGCACGAAGGCGTAAAGCTTCAGCCCGTCGAAGTGGTAGGGCGTCCACGATTCTGAGCGATGGTTTAGGAGGTTAACCAAGCTTTGAGTGATTACTTAATTAAGCAGATGGGTAGCTTGTTCACTAAAAAGCGCTCATTAGATAGTTTGTGGCAAGAGATTGCCGATCATTTTTATCCTGAGAGGGCTGATTTTACGATCAAGCGCCATATAGGTGAGGAGTTTGCCGATCATTTAATGAGTGGTTACCCGGTCCAGGCGCGACGTGATCTAGGGGATTCGTTTTCTTCTATGCTTCGGCGAGGGAATGAATGGTTTTCTATCAAGCTTGAGCGCGAAGAAAGGGAAACCCTGGAGATTAAGCAGTGGTTGGAATGGGCCACAGGTTTAATGCAACGGGCAATGCATGATCGAGGCGCTAAGTTTATTCGTGCTACGAAGGAAGGCGACCACGATTTCGCAGCATTTGGCCAATGTGTTATCTCCGTTGAGCTTAATCACGATATACCTAGATTGCTGTACCGCGCATGGCATCTACGCGATTGCGCGTGGATGGAAAACCAGAATGGCGATATAGATACCTTTTATCGTAAGTGGCCAGCCCAAGCTCGAAGTCTGGTAAAGATGTTTAAGAATGTGCATCCCTCTGTTGTTAGGGCGGCCGAGAAAGACCCATTCAAAGAGATACCATGCTTTCACTGCTTGGTGCCTGGGGATAGCGATAAAGACCCCGCATATAAAAGTGTTTATATGGATATTGAAAACAAGCAGGTAATGGAGGAGGTAAAAACCAATAGGTTTAGTTATGTAATCCCGCGCTGGTCTACTGTTTCGGGCTCACAATATGCCTATTCGCCAGCGGTAATTGCGGCATTACCTGATGCTCGTTTGATTCAATCGGTTACGCTGACTTTGCTTGAGGCAGGGGAGAAGTACACTAATCCTCCGCTATTAGCTACTCAGGAGGCCATACGCAGCGATGTGAACCTTATGGCTGGTGGTATTACCTGGGTGGATAGCCAGTATGACGAGCGACTTGGGGAAGTGCTCAGGCCAATATCTCAGGACCGTGGCGGATTCCCTATTGGGTTCAATATGCGGGATGACGTTAAGAGCGCCATTAACTCTGCATTTTATTTGGATAAGTTGGCATTGCCGCCGCAAGGGGATATGACGGCGTTTGAGGTATCTAAGCGTGTTCAGGAGTACATACGTCAGGC